GAAAGTAGCGGAATTCGTCCAGGAATTTCTCGACAACATGACCGATTTCGATGATGTGATGGTCTCACTTCAGGATGGCGTAGGCAAAGGATTTTCCGGTCTGGAAATCCATTGGGACGTTTCCGGGGGGCAGGCCATCCCGATGGATCTCGAATTCGTTCAGCAAAAGCGCTTTTTGTTCATGGACCCGGAAGGATACCTTCGCAAAACCCCCCTATTACTTACCGACGAGCATACGATGGGCATGGAGATCCCGCCCTGGAAAATGATTCTGCACCGCTACGGCGGCAAATCGGGGCACCCTACGCGATCGGGTCTTTTGCGGGTGTGCTCGTGGTGGTTCATGTTCAAAAACTATGCGGTCAAGGATTGGGTTGTCTTCTGCGAAGTGTACGGAATGCCCCTGCGCGTGGGAAAATATGATGCCGGGGCCTCCAAAGATGATAAGGACGCCCTCATAACGGCGATTTCCTCCCTGGGGTCGGATGCGGCGGGCATTATCTCCAAGAGCACCGAGATTGAATTTATCCAGGGTTCCAAGGGATCCGTCTCCGCGGACCTGTACGAAAACCTGGCATCGTTCGGGAACAAAGAGATCTCAAAGGCCGTTTTAGGGCAGACCTTGACGGCCGAGGTGGGCGACAAAGGCAGCTATGCAGCCTCCCAGACCCACAACGAAGTCCGTTTAGACCTGGCTAAGGCTGACACCAAGGCCTGCGCCGCCACGGCCCGCTATCAGCTGATCAGACCCATCGTGGGGTTTAATTTCGGTTGGGACACGCCGATCCCCAAATACGAACCGGTATGGGAGGAAGAAGAAGACCTCAAATCAAAGTCGGACTGGGTTGCCGCCCTGCTGGATCGAAGCGTGGAGATGCCGCTTTCTTTCGTGCGCAAGGAATTCAACATCCCCGAACCTGAAAAAGGAGAGGCTGTTGTCGGACGGGCCTCCGTTGCCGCTCCGGATGCGACGATCCCCGCCAAGATGGTCGCGGCTAAAACCGTCCAGGCAGCGGATGAATCCCCGGCCGTTGCACTCGATGCCCTGGGACGCAAGGTGATGGATGCCGCGGATGTGGCAAGCCTGATAAACCCCGTGAAAGAATTACTGCAAAAGTCCGAAACATTGGAAGATTTTCGAGACAACCTGCTTTCGGCGCATAGCGGTATGGACGCCTCGGAGCTTGGAGAGGTCATGCAAATGGGCCTGACACTTGCCGATCTATCCGGGAGGTTCGATGCCGTCGAGCGCTGAATATATGAGTATGCCCTTTGATGAGGCGATAGTCTTCTTCAGGGGCAAGCTGAACCTGCCGACTGAAACATGGAAGGACATCTGGCAGGCCATGCACAGCCGGGCCTTTGTGGTTGCCGGAGCCATGCAGGATGATCTGCTGGCCGATATGCGCGAGGCCGTCGATAAGGCTATATCCCAAGGGACCACGCTCTCGACGTTCCGGACCGAATTCGACGGCATCGTGCAAAAATACGGGTGGGCCTACAAGGGCAGCCCGGCATGGCGAAGCGCGATTATTTTCAAGACCAATACCAGCGTGGCCTACCACGCCGGGCATTACAAACAGATGACCGACCCGGATGTGTTGAGCGCCAGGCCCTGGTTTCGTTACGTGGGATCCAGTGCTGCCGAACCCAGACCGGAACATCAAAAGTGGTACAACCTGGTTTTACCGGCAGATGACCCGTTTTGGGATACCCATTATCCGCCAAACGGATGGGGCTGCACATGAGGAGTGGTAAGCCACTCCGCCCGTGAGGTGGACCGAATCAAGGCCGAGGAAGCGGACGGCGAACATCCAGTACAGACAGCGGCGCCGAAGAAGAAAACGTATGAATGGGTCGATAAAAAGACCGGTGAAGTGCATCAAGTGCCGGTCGGCATCGATCCGGGGTGGGCGTATAACCCGGGGAAATCGGGGTGGGAGCCTCAGAAATGACAGATGACGGAAGACAGAGGACGGATGACAGAGGGCTACTGAATGGCAGGCGTGGGCATTAAATACAAGGTGCAGGATACGGAGCTGAAAAGCCTCCTTGCCGAGATAACTCGGCGGATACACAACCCCAAGCCCGCCATGAAGATCATAGGCGGCATCGTGCGCTCGTCTGTTGCCCGCAATTTTGAGAAGGAGGGCAGGCCTCAAAAATGGGCAAAGCATTCGAAAACCACGGAAAAACGCAGGGGTAAAGGCGCTAAGATCCTGAGAAAGACGGGGTTCGGCGGAGGCCTGGCAGGCTCCGTGCATTACAACGCGGCCCGGAATAGCGTGGTGGTAAGCTCGGACAAAAAATATGCAGCCGTCCATCAATTCGGATCCAAGAAAGGATCGTTCGGCAAATTCCTGATCGACATCGGCGCTCACAAACGGACGATGCAAGGCGGCACGGTTGTATCGGTCCGCGCCCATAAACGAACCGTGGCGCTCCCCTGGGGCGATATCCCGGCGAGGCCCTTTTTGATGGTGCAGGATGAGGATTGGCGAGAGATCAAGACGGAGCTGAGCTCGTTTATCATCACCGGAAAAACAGCTTAAGGTATAGGGTAAAACATTATGAAATACTTAGCTAAAATGTTCATAGCGGCAATAAAGGCCCCGGACGGCGCGATGCCCGAATGGTACACCTACTTTCCCGAGGGCTGGGTGGAAATGGAGGGCGAAGGCAAGGCACTTATAGACCGCAAGGCTTATGGCGCCGTGGCCGCCTATTTCGCACGGCGCGGCAACGATGTCGTAGTCGACTACGAGCACCAAACCATGTCCGGCGGCAAAGCGCCAGCTGCCGGTTGGATCACGGAGTTCCGGTATGTGGACGGCACGGGCATCCAGGGTAAAACCACATGGAATCAAGACGCCTCCGAGCACATCCGCAAAAATGAGTATCGCTATTTCTCCCCCGTATTCATGGTGAGAAAAAGCGACAGCAGGGCGATCGCAATTCATTCGATCGCGCTTACAAACGCACCTAAAACCAACCACATAACCCCGCTCCTGGCAAAGCTGGGGGCCGAATTCAACGAGGAGGATGTACCGATGGAATTTTTGAAGAAAATGGCAGCAAAATTAGGGCTCTCGGAGGGATCTGAAGAGGCGGTGGTGGAACAGGCGGTGGTCGCCATTATGGCAAAAAACACGGCGCTTGAAACAGCGGCGGCCAAAGGCCCGGAACAGGTGGAGGTAGTCGCCAAAGACATTCTCTCCGCCCTGGAGCTCAAGGATGGCGACACCGCATCTACTGTGGTGGCCAGCATCCACGCGCTCAAGCAGGGGACGAAAGGGTCTGTGTCCAGGGCGGAATTTGAAGCAATTCAAAACGACCTGGCCCAGCGCGACGCCAAGGAGGTGGTGGCCAAGGCCATGACCGCCGGGAAGGTGACCCCGGACCAGAAAGCGTGGGCCACGGAATACGCCACACGCGACCTGGAAGGGTTTAAGGTGTTCACCGCCAAGGCCCCGGTGGTGATCCCGGTTGACAATCTCCCGGAAAAGAAAGAACCGGGCGAATTGGTCGTTGACGATTCGGTCCTCGCCATCGCCAAGCTGATGGGGAATACGGCAGAAGACATTAAACAATTCGGCGTATAACCAGCCGAAATACTACAAGGAGAGTAATCAATGACAGCTTTAGCAGAGGATAAAAGCGTTGAATACACTGAGGGCGTAGAACTTGCCATACCGGTTGACGACGCCGACAAAATTTATGGCGGCGCGTTTGTATGCGTGAACGCCGCCGGCTACGCCGTGGAAGGGGCTGACACAGCCGGCCTGATCTTCATGGGCTTGGCCACCGAGCAAAAAGACAACACCGACGGCGATGATGGGGATCTGGATATCGTGGTACGGAGGCGAGGCCTGGTAAAGGCCATCCTGGATACCGCCATTACACAGGCCAATGTGGGCGATAATGTGTTTTTGGTGGACGATCAAACCGTGGATCTTGCCGCCAATGTAACCAACAACATCTTTTGCGGGATCATAGCGGGGTATATCGACACCACCCACGCTTGGATCGACATCGAGCCCGCCATTCGCCAGGCCGACGTGGCCACCCATATTGCTGATGCGGCCGCGGCGCATGCGGCAAGCGCCATAAGCATGCTGGATGCCGGGACTTTCACCGACGAGGATGAGGTGGAATCCGGGATGCAGGAAATTTACCAGGCCCTGCTCACCGCCCAGGGGCTTATCAACATCCCCATGCCGGTCATCACCAACGCAGGCGCTGCCCTGGCGGCATTCTCCGATGGAGACTCCGCCGTGCCGGGATATTGCGTCACGGCCCAAGGGCTCGGCATCCGGTGGAACAACCACGGGACCCCGGGGGCAGTGGCAACCAAGGTCATCGTCCCTCCCGATGCCGACATCACGGCGAACATGACGCTCCACATCCTGGCGGCAAAGGTTGGCGCCACCGCTGCCGATGCGGTGACATTCACCGTTGAGGCATTCAACAACGTGGTGGATGCCGCGTATGATGCCGATGCCGATTTCGGCGGGGCTACCGGCGCCATGACGGGCGATGACACCACCAAACACGTGCAGCATGTGACTCTTCCCCTGGCCCTGGCGAACCTTGCCGCATACCCAGCGGCGGTGGAGTTTACCATCGCACCCACGGCCGGTCTGTTGGACACGGACGATGTGATCATGCTGGCGGCCTGGATCACCTACAAACGGAAACTGTTGACCTCGTAACTCCGGCCCGGCAGGCCCCCGAAAGGGGGCTTACAGCAGCAACCCATACAGAGCAAACAACATAAGGAGGATGCACCATGTTGGTAAATAAAAGCAACTTAACGGCGGTTTTCATCAATTTGAAAACCACTTTCAACAAGGCGTTCGATGCCGCCCCGTCACTGTGGGACAAAACCACGATGAAGGTCCCCAGCGGATCGAGCCAGAACGATTACACCTGGCTTTCCCGTTTCCCGAAAATGAGGAAATGGCTGGGAGACAAGGTCATTAAACAGCTTGAGGCCTTCAAGTACACTATCGTCAACGATGACTTCGAGGCCACTGTGGAGGTCGACCGGAACGATATTGAAGATGACAATATCGGCATCTACGCCCCCCAGGCGCAGGAAGCCGGGTACAGCTCCAAACAGCTTCCCGATGAACTGGATGCGGATCTTAAAAACAATGCATTCGCAAATGTATGTTTTGACGGGCAATATTTCTATGATTCCGATCACGAGGTGGATGGTTCAAGCGTTAGTAACCTGGGGACGGCTGCCCTGTCGGCGGCTACCACGGCCCTGGCGGCCGCGAGCTACGGAGCTGCGCGTCTGGCCATCATGAGCTTCAAGGACGATGAGGGCCGGCCCCTGGGGCTGATACCGAATCTGCTTGAAGTGCCTCCGGCACTGGAGGCAACCGCCAAGTTGCTTCTTGAGAGTGACAAGCTCACCGACGAAAGCCCAAATCCCTACAAGGGCACGGCCATCCTGCTGGTAAATCCCAGACTTACATCGGCAACCGCATGGTTTCTGCATGTAACCAATCGCCCGCTGAAACCGTTCATCTACCAAGAGCGCAAAGCCCCTGTTTTCGTACAGCAGACCACGCCCGACAGCGACAATGTGTTTATGCGGAAAAAATTCCGCTTCGGCGTCGAAGCAAGGGCGGCGGGCGGCTATGGCCTGTGGCAGATGAGCTATGGCTCGACGGGGGCCGCATAATCGCATAGAGCATGGCGCATGGCGGGTTTACGCTGTGCGCTCTGCGATAACAAAAGGAGGATGGCATGATCAGAATTACCAGTAAACAGCATCTCTTCAGGCGGGCTGGAGTAGCACATCCCAAGGGGTCTTCCGAATACCCGCCCGACAAATTTTCCGCGGAAGAGCTGGCCGCGTTGAAAGCCGAGCCTATGCTTAAGGTGGTGGTACATGGAGAGGCGAAAAAGAAAACGGGCGAAGAAAAACCAGCCGCCGCCCCGGCAGAGGAGCCGAAGGCTGTTGAAACGAAAACTGCGACGAAACCCGAGGCCAAAACGGCCAAAGCCAAAGCCAAGGGGAAGGGTAAGTAAATGGCTTATTGCACTCAGAGCGATATTCTGGAGCAGATGGATGAGGATGTCTTGATCCAGCTCACAGACGACGATAACGCCGGGGAGGTGGACGATGCCAAGGCAACCAGGGCCATTGCCAACGCCGACGCCGAAATAGACAGCTATTGCGGCGCCAGGCATTCGGTTCCGTTTGCTACTGTCCCGGACATGATCCGTGCCTGTAGTGTGGATATCGCAATCTATAATCTGTATGCAAGACGGCAGGGCGCCGGGGAATCGGTAAAGGAGCGGTACGACAACCGCATCGCATGGCTTAAGGCGGTATCAAAAGGCCTGGCGACGCTGGGAGAGGATGATCCCGACGGCGTTCCGTCTGAAAACAACATGCCGGAAATCTCATCGAGCGATCGGATCTTTTCGCGCGAAACCCTGAAAGGCTGGTAACACCATGAAAGCCCTGCTAATCGCCATAAAGGCCCAATTACAAACCAGCTTGACCTATATCCGGGACTCGGACATCTACATCACGCCCCATGAAAATTACATCCCCAACGCGGTCCGGCCGCCGTGCGTGGGCATCAAGGATGGAACCATTCAGCGTACGCCGATCATGGGCGGATGTGAGGAAAGCAAAATGGCGGTCAAGATTGTCCCCTATGTGCAGCTCCAAAAAAACGAGGCAAGCATCATGGGCGATGCCGCGGCCGGGCAAAAAGGGGTGCTCGACGTTGCCGCCGACATCGAATCCGCTTTAAATAACAACCTTCTGAGCATTAGCGGCATGCAAGATGCATATTGCGACACATCGGCTGAAAGCGAGATGTTCGGAGACGACAGAGAAGCTCTGCAACGCAAAATCATCACGGTAAACTACGAAAAGGAGGGGTAACACATGCCCTACATGTTAAAGCAAAATCAACCGGAATTCGATGTGGTCGACGGTCCGATGGTCGGACATAAATTCCGGAGAGGGATTGTTTACGAGACGGTTCCTGACGGCGACAAAGGCCGGTTCGAGGAGGTTAAGGCGGCGGCGAAATCAACGGTTGCGCCTAAGGTTAAACCGCCTGCTGAAACTAAAAAAAACGCCGGCTCTGAGGATGACAAACCGGCATCCGTGGGGACGCCTAAAACAGGGAAAGGAGGGCCTGACAGATGAGATCCTGGAGAACGCAGCACAATTTAGTAGCGCTGTCCGCCAATAATGCGGAAACCGCGATCAATACCGAGCAGTCGGCGGACACGACATTTTTAGTGGCCAACGGCGATATGATCATGCGCGACCCGAAACGGGAAACGAATGAAAACGAGCTTACCGGAAAAGAGGAGGCCGATGCTATTTACAACCTTGGAGATCTGTCGAACTTCTCGTTCAATTTTGAAAAAGCCCAACCACAACATCTTGCGATGGCTTATGGGTTTGGCCTGGGATCCGTGGCCAGCGCGGCCGCCGGCAGTGGATATGCCCATACCATTACGCCTATCGCAAACGACCTGGACGCATCCAGGAGCAATCCATCCATGACGGGTGTTATGAGGGTCGGGAATCAGATAGTCAAGGGGCGGTTCGCATCCTTGTTTGTTGATTCGATAACCGCGAAATTCCCGCGTGGCAAGTTTGTCAGTTTGAGTGGGGCCATGTTGGGGACAGGCAAATTCACAAGCAGCGTAACGGAAGAAGTTGTCGCCGTCGTGCCTGACGCCGACCCTTTTTCCATCAGCACGTCCCTTACCCTTGCGTCCGCCGTGCAGGGCGCAACGGCTGCCGAGCGGCTGCAAAACGTACAGCGTATCCGGGTGGAACTGGCGACTGGCGTGTGGACGGAAGTGGAGTTTACCGCCGTATCTGCTGCCACGCCTGCCGTTGTAACCATTGAAGCTCTGAACGGTATCAGCACTGATTCGGTCAATTTTAAGGTTCTTTATATCCCGACTGAGCCCGCCTGGTGCACTTTCCCGTCGCAAATTAGCGAAACACCGCTGCGGGTAACGGACGCCACTTTTTATATGGGCGGCAAATACACTGCAGCAGGCGGATTCGAGGGTGGCCGGCAGTTTGGATGCGAAGTGGAGTCTGTCGAGCATAGCTTTCAAAACAACATGCAGATAGAAATGTGCATGGGAGGATCCGGCGCATATGCAGACCGGGGATTCCGCGACGGGCGTGTGCAGACACTGAAGGTGGACAGGGAATTCCGAGATTACATCCTGCAGCAATCCCTCGAAGATGGAGAGATGTTGTCCGCACAGATCGTGGCGGAAGGCCAGGAATTCGATACCGGCCACAATTATACGATAGCCCTTTATTTCCCGCAAATTGCGCTGTTGAAAGCACCCTGGTCCGCGAATGGGAAAAGGTTGGCGGAAGCGGGCGATTTCCGCGTTTTCGAGCATGCAACCGAGGGCAGCGTGAGGGTATTGGTCAAAAATTTGGTGGCCACGTACGCTGCTTGACCTGTATTTGGGGCCGACTGGGGTGCGTCCCTCATTAACAATGCCGAGCTGAACAGCGTTGTGATGATGGGAGCATAAACATGGCCCCACGGGGGGCCTATGGTTGTAGGCAGAGCTGTCATTTCACTCGGGCCGTAAACCAATTTGAAAGGAGAGAAGCATGTATGTAGGCGATTTAAAAAGACGAAGTGAAATTGAAATAACAATGCCGGGTGGTGAGACCATTACTCTTTTTTACCGGGATCCAAAACCCGATGAAGTCCGTGGATACAACAGCGAGAGTGTGCAACGAAAGGGCAATAAGATCGTAATGAAGCACTCCCAGACACAAGAAAAATATGGGTTGAAAATCCTGGAAGGCATTAAAGAGGGCGATTTTGGCATAAAAGGCCCTGATGGAAAACCCGTTTGTGTATCAAGCGATGACTCCTCTAAGTTTTATCGTCAAGACTGGAAAACTATCTTTTGCGAATACGCCCTTACGGCTGTCATCGCACTGGGGGCCGCCATATTTGGAGGTACCGAGGCGTCTGATCGGTCCGAAGAAGTAGGTGAAACGAGCGCCGACCAGGACTGACCGAGGATCTTCGGGCGTTGAGGGAGGGCCTTTGCGGTGATGAAGAGCGTGACAAATGTGAATTTGAGTACGGCAAAGGCCCTGAGCTCGAATGGACATGTGAGAACTGCCCCAAAAAGCCGCTCGAAGATCTTAACCCCTACACGATGAAGCTCTTAAATCTGCGAACCCTGAAGAAAGCGGGATATCCCTTGAAAGCAAACGATCTCTTATATGAGGAATGGCTGGATCTGGGAAGGGTTTGTAGCACCCTGGATACTGGATGTCCGTTTATGGGGTCGGGGAAGTCTGAAAGCGGTGGGCAGAGGACAGAGGACGGATCGGAATGAGTACTCCCCTGAAAATACAGATAATTGTGGACGATGACGGATCGGTCAAAGTCCGTAAATTCGGCCAGGAAGCGGAGAAAGCAGGCCGCAAGGGGGAAACCTCGTTTAAAAAAACCGGGAAGTCGTTGGATGACATGAACCGAAAGACGGCCTCGGCGACCAGCCATGTCCTCAAGCTGGCCGCCGCCGCCGTATCCATTGGGGCGCTGTATATTGCTTTCAAGAAAGTAATCGGCGCACTGGAAGAATACACGTCACTGGCGGGTGTTCAAACATCGGCAGAAACGCGCCTGGCTTCGGTTTTAAACGCCACGGGGTATGCAGCAGGGTACAACATCGACCAGCTCAAGGCAATGGCCGGCGCCATGCAGCTGGCCACCACTACAGGCGACGAAGTGACGCTGAAGGGGATGGCTATCCTCGCCACATTCAAACAGATCCGTGGTGAAGGTTTTGAGCGGGCTACGATGGCGGCCCTGGACATGGCCGAGGTAATGGAGGGCGACCTGAAGGGGTCTATCGTGATGATCGGCAAGGCATTGAACGACCCCATTGCCAACCTATCAGCCATGACTCGAGCCGGTGTTCAGTTTACGGCCGGCCAGAAAGATATGATAAAGCAGCTTTGGGAGACCGGAGAAACGATGGCAGCACAAGCCATTATTTTGTCTGAGCTGGAAAGCCAGTTTGGCGGCGCTGCAAAGGCTGCCAGGGATATCTTTCCGGGGGCACTTAAAGCCACTCAAAACGCACTGGGAGACGTGAAGGAAGAAATTGGTTTCATTATTGTGAAAAACCAATACTTCGTTGAATCCCTTGACATTGTTGAAGAATGGCTGATCGACCTAGGAGCGGAGATAAGGGCTAATCGGGAAGATTTTCAGGATCTGGCCAAGGACGGCGTTTTAAACTTAGTGGACGCTATAACATTGGGTGTAACTGCCGTCGGAATGATGATTACTTCTTTAAAAAGCCTGTCTGGATATTCTCTTTTACTGGAGGAAGTATGGCTGAAGATGAACGAGATCAACATCCTTATCGCGGATCCATTAGGCAACGACAAAATCTGGCAGCAGATGTTATTGGAAGTGAAACAGGCCCAGGTAGATGTGGCAAACGCCCAGGTGAAATTAGCCGAATCCCTTGAGGGCAGTGACGCCGCAACTGTGGCCGTTGTGAAACGTCTTCAGGAACTACGCGACAAACTGGCTGGAGTTGGTGTCAACGGCGTCGAAGTTGCTGGCACACTGGATACGGTAGTGGTCCAGGGCATCAAAGATGCCGGGGATGCGGCGAAGCAAAGCAAAAAAGACCTGGAAGCATTCGCGCAGGCAATGAACACCATCAACAATATCAGCACAGACGATTGGTTTGACTGGGAAGGCCTGGATAGATTCAAGAGAGACCTGAAATGGCTTAATAGTGAACAATTCGCCGCATCCGTCGCGATCGAATGGGAAGACCCCGAAGTGAACATCAAGGGATTAAGCAGTTCGTTGAATGACCTGTTCGAGCAGGCAAGTGGGTCGTTTGACGGCCAATCGTTTGGTGACTCCCTGGCCCAGGGCATCAACAATGCCGTTATTTCCATGCAAGAACTTCTTTCGATGTACGAGAAACAGGCCAAGATCATCCCCGAAATTGCCAAGGCCAGACAAGAGGCGGAAGCCATCAGCGATCTCGATAAACGAGCCAAAGCCCTGGCGCAAATCAACGACATCGAAACCGCCATGATCACCTCCCAGCTCTCCGGATACAGGCAGTTATTCGGGACAACATCTCAGTTGTTTGATGAGAACTCCAAAGAACGCGAAGCTATGCACAACATGGAAATGGCTATGGCTGTCGCTGAAATAGCCATGAGTATGCAAAAACAAATTGCGATAATTGCTACATATTTTACACAGGAAGCGGCTGCTAAAGGTGCGGCTGTTACAAATGCCATAACAGGTATTACCGCCCAAGCGTCCGTACCTGTCGGCGGTTTTGCCCTGGTCGCCGCAATGACAGCATTAATGGCCGGTGTTCTTTCCATTGGTGGCATCGCCTTCGGAGGAGGAGGAGGTGCTTCAGTATCCGCAACACCGGCCCTCCCATCCAGCACAGTATTAGGTGCCGCAGCAGGAACAGGAAGCGAGTCCATAGCCAATGCTTACGAGATGCTGGAAGAATTTCATGCCGAAGAATACGCGGCCTTGAGGGACATTTATGGTGAATTGCAAGACTTGAACCAGAATATCACAGGGTTGGTTACTGCGATTGTCAAAGGTGGGCTTGAGTTTTTTAATCAGTCCGCCACTACCGTTGAAACTACTCGATGGGAGTCTATCGGAAGTGCCTCCTCAATGGCCTTTTTAGATCCTGTTATAGGCAAAATTTATGAGTACATAGGGGGTATGTTATTTGGCGGAGATGTAACAACCACTCCGCTGTATGGAGGGATCAGCGTTGCCGACGTAAGTATCTCGGATGTTTTGGCCGACATGGAACTTGACGTTCGTCAATACCAGAACTGGTTAAAAGAAACCGAAGGTGGGCTGTTTGGAGGCGGAGGCTCAGAGTATTGGACAGAGGTCCAGGCGGCAAGTGATGAAGTTACGAAACTGTTCACAATGATCTTTTCAAATATCGCGGAGACTTTCGTCAATTTAAGTGAGGGCCTGCTTGACGGATCGAATATGCAAGCGGTCCTTGATTACGTCATGGATATTGGCCAGATCAACTTAAATGATCTGGACGCGGAAGGAATAAACGAGGCAGTCAATACCGCACTTTCCAATATGACCGACGAAATGGCCCAGGCTCTTTTCGGGGAAGCATTCGGACAGTATCAACAACTTGGAGAAGGCATGATGGAAACCCTTGTCCGGTTGGTAATGGAAAAAGAGGTTATCCTATCCGTACTTGAAAAAACAGGCTACGCATTTCAAGGTACAGCCGAAGAGGCCGTCGCCTTTACTCAAAGCCTAATCGAAATAGCGGGCGGGTTTGACGAATTGGTAAGCGCCTTCGAAACGTATTACGAGGCTTTTTACACCGACGCTGAAAAGCAGGCAGACCTTTATGAATACCTGACAACAGTATTTTCCGACATGAATCAAATTCTCCCGGCAACCCGGGAAGAATACAGGGCCTTGGTTGAATATCTGGCACAGGCGGGGGAAGAGTACGCAGAACAATACGTCACCATGCTTTCGCTTGCCGGGGCCGCTGATGAATATTACGACAGCCTTGAAGACACCCGGGACGCAATCAACCAGATCGCCATAGATGCATTCAACGATGAGTTAAACGCCCTGGCTTCCAATATGGAAAGGATATCGAGCATATTTCAGCAGGTCAACGCGGATATCGAAAAATACAACTGGCAGAGCGCCAACCCCGGGGCCGTGGACTCGGAATATCTTTTATCTCAGCTTACCACCATACAAACCAGGGGTGAAACCGAAGGATACACCGGGGCCGATTTGGAACTGGCCGCGCAGCTCATGAGCGATTGGTACTACACCAAGGCAGCCGAGATCGACGCGGCGGCCCAGGCCCGGCATTCCTGGACGGAAGTCATAGACAAAACCGTTGAATTGCTTGGCTCCATAGAAAGCACCATCGACAGCATAAAAAACAGCGCCCTAAATGTAAGCCTGCCCAAAGAGAAACTGGACGAAGCCGCCCAGGACTACACTCAGAAATTCGCGGATGCCATGACCGGCGACGCGACCAAGGCCCAGGATTACCTGGACTTCACCTCCACCTATCTGGGCACCGCCCAAGCCGCCCTGAAATCAAGCCCGGAATACCAAGCCGAATACGCCAGGGTCATGGCCGACCTGGCAACCTTGCAGGGGATGGGATTCACGGAAACCGTTGAGCACACCCCGACGGTTGACAACCCCGATGCCGATTACAGAGATCAGGCCTACTACGACGCGATGGACGCGTTAAATTCGCGCTTTGAACTTGCCGCCGAATATATCCACGATGCGATGCTGGACGTCCAGAATGACTTCCTTCTCACTATTGACTGGGCAAACTACAGTGGCAGCATGGCCGATGCCTTGGCTGCTTTGGATTCCATCGTGTCTCAATACGGGTGGGATAACACCATTACCCTTTCATGGATTTCAGATATGGCCGCCTGGGCATCGGCAGACATAGACACCGCAATCGGCATTATGGAGTATATCGCGGAACAATCCGGAGGTTGGGGAACACCGGCAACCTTGACGTTTATTGCCGATTTAGCATCCAACGTGGGCACCATTGAGGATGCTGGAACGATTCTTGCCGAAATATATGCACAAACTGAAGATTGGAATGCGACAGCATCTCTTACGTTTCTTGCAAACCTGGACCTATCGGGCTGGACCTATGACGACATGATGACAGCGATCGGGGCGTTAGTTACGGCCACCGGATCGTGGGATTCCCCAGCTGTCCTGGAATTCATCGCGAATGTGTCTTCTAACATAGGCACCATTGAAGAAGCCG